AATATGAAGAAGTCCGCTATAGAGACTTTTAACGAACTACCTAAAAGCGTTAAAGCTGGTTTAGATTCCTTAGATAAGAATAACGTAGAAGAGTCTTTTAAAGCTCTTATAGAGGAGTATTCTCACGCGGATAAGCTAACTATTAAAACGGAAGTAGAAAACCCTTTAAACTATTACGAGAACGCTCATTTAGTCTTAACGATGGTAGACTATAAGAAGTTATTAAAACATTACGACTCTAGTACTATAGACCATTACATAGCTAAAGTAGAAAACTGGAAGAAGAACGATAAAGTAAAGAGTCTTTATATGACTATTCTAAATTGGCTTAAAAGAGACTCAGAGGTAAAGTCTAACGACGTTAAGATAGTTAAGAACGAATCTTACTCTACCGGGTTCAACGAACATTTTTAAAACGAATAACTATGAGTAAGCAAAAACACTACTACCAATTAAGCGACGTTACTAACGAATTATTTAAACTAAGAGAAAAAGGGTTAACTAGAGGTAAAGAAATAGGGTTTGACTTCGACAAGTGCGGTATGTCCGTTAAAAAAGGTTGTACTACTTATATCGCAGGCGCTCCAGCTTCGGGTAAATCGGAGTTTTGGCTAGAGGTATTAGTTAACCTATCTTGTATCTACGGAGATAAGCATATTATATTCACTCCTGAGACGGGAGAAGTACACGAGGTATTTGCGGAGCTATGTCATAAGTACGTTAATAAACCTTACTTCGGTAAGGACGGGGTAAAAATGACGGAGACGGATAAAGCTCAGTCCGAATACTTTATAGGCGAACACTTTATAGTTATAGACCCGAAAGATGACACTATGTCTTTAGACGAGTATTACGAGATGGTAGATAAGGTAGAAAAGGAATTAGACTGGAAGTTCGCTACTACTACTATAGACCCTTTTAACGAGGTTAAACACGATTTTAGCGGTAGACAAGATTTATATATAGAGGAGTTATTAGGTAAGTGTAGAAGGAACGCTAGGAAAACGGGTAGACATAACTGTTTGATTACTCACGTTAGAGACCAGCCTATTATAGAAAAAGACGGTAAGAGGTTTTGTCCTATGCCTACTCCTAGAGAGTTCGCAGGTGGTCAAGCTTGGTTTAGGAAAGGAGAACAAATGATTATCGTTTGGCGACCTCCTTACGGAGTTACTAGAGATAACGGACAAGGAACTTACGAAGCTAACGAAGCTATAATAAGGATAGCTAAAGAAAAACCTAAAGGAGCTTCTAAGAAAGGCGATTATACTTTTTTCTACAATAAAGAGATGAACGCTTACTACTGTAAAGACTGGGACGGGGTAGATATTTACGCAGATAGAACACCTATAAAGTCAAGAGCTGGTAAGCAAGAAACCTTACAAGGTTTAGACGCTAAAGAAGAAGATAATTTTTTTAAGAATAAATCTTTCGAAAGAACAACTGACGAAGACGATATATTACAAAACACCCCATTTTAACCTAATACTATGGAATTAAACTTAGACACCTTAAAGAGTCACGGGATACTATCGGAGCTAACCGCTAAACTAGAAGCTAGACCCGAAAATACTAAAGAGACTAAAAAGATAATAAGCGACCTTAAGGGCGTTAATTTACACTTACTTAGACTCCAAGAGTGGTACGACCATAAAGACGAGAAACTAACTAAAACCGAACTAGAGAACGATAGAAACGATATGATACTAACTAGCTACCAGAGAAAAATAAGAGTCTTAGAGAAGGAATTAAACGAGATAAAGACAGTACTATACGATAGTATTTAGTTAATTATTAGTAATTTAAGCGAAAAATAAATATAAAAATGTCGAAAGAAGGACTTAGAAACTACCGAAAGAAACACCCACACCAAGTAAGAATGACTACCGAAGAGTTTACAGCTTGGAAAAGTTTTAAAGAAGACGATAAAGAAAGAAATAATCTATTAAAAGACGAAGCCGGAGCAGCTGGTATAGACTTAAAAGATATTAAGCACTATTGGTATAAATCGGAGAAGTTTTCGATGTTCGCTAAAAACTCTAGTAAGACTTACGAAGAGTTAAGAGACGAGATTATAGCGGATATGGACGGTTATAGCCCTAAGTATCCTAAGATTAAAAGAAAACCATCTACAGACGGGCATTTACTTGTTATTGATATAGCGGACCTTCATATTAATAAACACGCTAAAGAGTACAGTACACAAGAAGCAGTTAAAAGAGCTATACTAGGTACTGAAGGGTTACTACAAAAGTCTAGTGGTTTTAATATTGATAAAATTCTTTTTGTTATTGGTAATGATGTTTTAAATACTGACAACATAAGTAAGACAACTACTAAAGGAACTCCACAAGATACAGACGTACATTGGTATAAAGCTTTTACTATAGCTAGAGAGGTTTATGTTAAGTGTATTGAAATGTGTATGCAGGTAGCTGATGTAGACGTTATTCATTGCCCATCTAACCACGATTTAATGTCTGGTTGTTTCTTAGCTGATAGCTTAAATAGTTGGTTTAGATTGTCTAAAAATGTTAATTTCTTTATAGGTCCTGACTACAGAAAGTACTACCAGTATCATTCAAATATGATAGAGTTAGAACACGGAGATAAGGGTAAGAAAGCTAACCTACCTTTATTAATGGCTCAGGAGCAGCCTAAAATGTGGGCAGACACTAAATTTAGATACGCTTATTTACATCACGTGCACCATTCCGACAAAACACAATTCCAAACAAGCAAAGATTATATTGGTTGTAACGTAACTTACTTACGCTCTCCATCTTCTGCCGATGAGTGGCACGAATTACAAGGGTTTATTAATATAGTAGCTGTAGAAGCTTTTATACACAGTAAAGAACTTGGTAGAGTATCGCATTTAACACATTACTTTTAATGATTTACGAATACTACATAAAAGAAAACCCTATAAGCCTTAACAAAGTCTATTCAACTCCTCATTGGACAGTTAGAAGTAAACTTAAAAGTAAATGGTTTGAATTATTTAAAGAGTATTTAGACGTTAACCCTCCAGAGCCTATAGCAGAGTATAATTTAACCTTAACAGTTAATAGCAGGCTAGACCCTTCAAATTGTATAATGGTTATAAAGTTCTTTGAAGACACGTTAAAGAAGCTGGGTTACATTGTAGACGATTCGCCTAAATACTGTAAAAGTATTACCATAAAACCAGATTTAACACTAGAGAAGCCTAGTTTTAGAATAGTATTAGAGAATTTATAAAATTATTCTTATTGATAATCAAGCACTTAGATAACTAGGTGCTTTTTTCTTGTTTAAAAGTTTGCAGTTGTCAACACAGAATACATATATTTGTAGAAACAAAAACAAATAACTATGAAATTAACAAGCGGACAAATTCAAGACGTAAAAAGAGCAATCATTAAAGAAGTGAAAGAATTAGAGTACGGTACTAAGACTGTTAACTCTTATGTAACACTAACTAACTTAGATTTAGACTTAGACTACACTTTAAAAGTAGCTCCAGTAGTAGACAGCGGTTTAACTTTAATAGCTTGTTTAGATTACTGTGTAGCATTCCACGAAAGTGTTGGAGACGTAGAAGTAGATAACACAGAAGATATTGAGACTATAACTATTAAACTTTGGTAATATGGATAACGATACACTACAAGCGATAGAGATAGTAGATAACTTACTGCTATCCTATCAAGATAAGATAAAGAAGCTCCCGGATAACGAAAAGCTTAAACAAGGCTTTGAAGATATGCTACAAGTAAGGGGTGTATTATGGAACTTAGGAAAAAACAAAAATTAAATTAGAAACCAATTAAAAACAAACAAACAAAAAAAACAATTATGAGAAATTTATTATTAGTACTAGCAGTTATTACAAGTCTAACAACTAACGCACAATGGAAGCAGGGTTATTATGTAGATGAATTTGGAGACAGAACGGGAGATACTTATATGTTTATTAGAGCTATAGGAACTTTTACTAACTCAGCTACGCAAGATTCTAAATGTACCTATCTTTTTATTGATTCAGATAACGCTATGACTGTAGACGTTAAAGAGTATGGTAGTAGTATGGCTACATATACCAGTTGGACACCTGAGATAGTAAAAATAAAAACCCCTAGTGGAGAGGTTAAAACAGTAAAGAACGTGCATTTCACTAGGTCAGGTTCTTTAGTATTTATGGATAAAAAGTATAACGAACTAAAATCTATACTAACAGAAAGTGGTAGATACGTTATGGTATTCAGAAGGTCTGGTAGATACTCTAGCTCATCATACAAAGCTATTTTTAATATTGACTAACAATAAACCTAAGTTTAAACCAGTATAATGAATGAAAAAGAAACAGTAGATAGATTAAACAAAGAGGGAACTAATTTAACTCTAGTAAAGGATAAATTTAGTGTTTATGACGCAGAAGACGATAACTACATAGTAGAGATAAAAAATAGAAGAGAATATTACAGCGAAAAGTTAATAGAGGCTTTTAAATTATTTAAGAACTTTCAACTGTCTCAAATATTAGACAAGAGCTTTTTATACGTAGTAACAGATTCTAAAGGATTGTATATATATAATATTTCTAAAGACATAGATAATATATTAAGTAAACCTATTAAAGCTATTAAATGTCCTAAAACAACAGATTTTAAAAACAAAGAGAAGATTATTAAATACAGTTATACTCTAAGCGAAGATATAGCTACAAAATTAGAACTATGAAAAAGTGCTTTACTTGTAAAAAGAACTTGCCTCTATTTATGTATCAAAAGATACCAGAAGAGGACTACCAATTAAAGATCGATAAAGGAACTTTAACCGAATGTAGAATATGTAGCTATACTAGACTTAAAAGAGACGGTAGTAAGTTACACCCTTACGCTAAGAACTTAAAAGTAGGTAGAGTTAGGCGGTTTACTTCGTTCGATATGACTAATAAGCAAGCTTTTATATATTGCTTTTTAATGAGCTACGAGGGAAGAAGAAGTTACCTAAGATATAGATTACACGAATTAGGCTTAGAGCCTTATAATTATTAATAACCGGACAAGTACCGGACAAGTACCGGACAAGTTAACGGTTTGGCTATGTGTAGTGCCGACCTTGAATAAATTACTACACTTAATTAATAAATACAAAATTATGAGTAAAGAACAAGAGATTTTAGAAAAGTACAAGGCATTACATATAGGTGGTGTTAGCGTTTCGTTACCCTCAGTTGATGATTCTGGAATTATAGCAGTAGCAATATCTGAAATAAACAACGAAATGACAGCACAAGAACTATCCTATTTTATAGCGGGATTCACTGAATGTATAAAGTACTTAGAGATGCAAAGTAATGAACGCTAACGCCAAAGTGAGAAACGTTTTAATGTTTCTTAATGACCGTTGAAGAGCGTTTTAATGCGAACTAATTAAATAAAAATTATGAAAAGAAAAGAAATAACAGAATTTAACGAAGCGTTCGGTTGTCCAGCGCCTAAGAAGCCTACTACGGTAGCAAACAGTAAACTTAGAAGTAAATTAATTATCGAAGAATTAACCGAGTATAACGACGCGGTAAAAGATAACGATATAGTAGAAATAGCAGACGCTATAGGTGATATGCTTTACTTAGTATTAGGAGCTGCAGTAGAACACGGTATCGAGATAGAACCGGTATTCGACGAAATCCACTTATCTAATATGTCTAAGCTAGACTCTGACGGTAAACCTATCTATAGAGAGGACGGTA